GTACCCCCCAATTGTCAGACAATTCCCTCGATCGGGGGGTCTTACCGCTGAAAGTTTCTGACTATTCTATATATGACGGAGCTTGTCTTTGATCTCCGCCATTGTCTCATCGCATAAGATCAAACCGCCGTCAATCGTTCGTACCGCTTTATCCTCAAAAGAAACGATCGCGTCAATGTTCACGCATATTATCTTTTGGGTTGGCTTCAATTCTGCTCGCATTATTGTTTCACTTATGCATTGCGCCGCATACTCCGCAATATTCAATTCGATAAACTTCATTCGCTATACCTCGCAAAGTATTCGTCGATATATTCCTCATACGCCTTGACGTCTCGCCCGCTCGGTTCGGCGTGTAACCGTTGCAAACATTCCTCTTTCGTTGCGTCCATTGTAATGACTTCAACGTTATGCGCCTTGTATCTATCCGCCGCCCGCTCTCGATCGCTTTTAGACGGCAGGCTTTCGATGATATAGGCGTTTCGCCACGTTCCCGCGCCTCTACCTATCAAACCGCGTATCTCGTCCCTAACGGCGAATATGAGCGTTTTAAGGCTATTCGGTTTCGTATATCTCGGTTGCCCGCTGATAGTCTGCCATATATCGTCTATATCAAGTATAAGATCGTTAGGCTCTAACCTCTCACGCGCAAACGTAGTTTTGCCGCTACACGGTGCGCCCGTAATCAAATAGACTTTCTTTTCGGGTGCGCCGCCGCCACCGTGTCCGAAACGTTCGTGTACTTCGTTGTGACACCGCCAATGCAAAACGGCGATATTGTTCGGGTTGATCGCAACGCTCGCGTCATTCACGTTTTGACTTGTCAAATACGTTATATGATGAAACACGATTGCGCCCGAATTGTTGCGGGCTTGCGGGTTAAAGCCTTTTAGTATGACTTCCCCGCAATGCTCGCAAATGATTGATCCGTCCGCACGCATTCGCTCGGATAGGACTTGCGCTTTGCAATTATCCCATTCGAGCGACTTATAAAATTGTGCGGTGCTAACAAAGTGACGCATTATACCTGCGATGCTGCGGCAGTTATCGATCCGCCTTCTCCGTTTGCAAATGTCCACTCAGAAGAACCATTGGGCGTAAGAATACGGTAAGCGCTATAATCGTCACCAACCTGCAAATTTTCGTTTGTATACGTTCCATCTTCAATAGAACCCGAAAAAACTACTGATCCAAAATTATCGCTTGCGAATATCAAATGATAATTGTCACCTGCGTTAGGCGTAAAATATTCAAGTGATCCTGCCGAAACAGTAAGGATAGTTTCTTCGTTTTCATCTTGCACAAGAATATCAACATTGTGGTTTGTGTTGTCTATCGTAAATGGAACAGGCTGTACCGCCGCAAAAACGGGATAAAGCGTCACGTCGTTATACATAGTGATCGAAGTAATGCCGTCTTCGCTGTAATCTGCCGTAGAGCTTTCGTCCGTGGTTGACCAACCGATAAACTCTTTCGTCGGATCGCTCATACAAGAGGGATAAGTTGTAAAATCAATATTTACCGTTGTTCCCTCATCTTCCGTAACGGAACTCGGCACGCTTCCCGTCGCGTCATTGCCCAACGAATAAGTGAGCGTGTACTGCGTCACGGGCTCGGCAACAAATACGGGATAAAGCGTGACGTCCGCGTTCATCGTAATTTCGTCCGTTCCGTCCTCGGTATAAGTCGGATTATCTGCGCCGTCCTTGGTAGCCCAACCAACAAACTCCTTTCCCCCTCCGATATAGTGCGGCACGTCATCAAAATTGATCTGCACGGTCTCGCCTTCATTCACTCTAACGGGGTTCGGAATACGTCCCGCTCCATACTGTCCGAGCGAATAAGTGAGAAGATATTGCGTTTGTGCATTTGCAAATATGGGATAAAGCGTCACGTTTTCGGTCATTGTGATCGTATTAGTACCTTCCGCGGTATAAGTCGGCTCACCTGCTTCATAGTCGGTGTCCCAACCGATAAAAACAAATCCTTCCATATAAGGAATATTGTTCTCGAATTCGATATTGACCTCCGTCCCTGCGTCCACGGTTACAGGATCGGGAACGTTCCCCTCTCCGTATGCGCCGAGCGCATAGGTAAGCGTGTATCGCGTGCCTCCGCCGCCGCCTTGATAGTCATCTGCGATATTCTTAATAATATCGGTGATATAATGACCCTTGGGCTCAACGCCGTTTACTTTCGTACCGAGGTACTTCAAAGCGTCTCTAAGTTTTGCCATTGTTTTTTCCTCCTAATATTTTAATTTATATCGCCGTCCGTGCAATGGACGGTAATATTTATTCTTCCAGCACTGCTCCAATTGCTCGATTTTTCAATGTTGTTCCATTGAGATATAGTGCCGCTATAATATATATCAAGGTTTTCATCTCCATTCAAATTGCATTCGTAAAATGCTTCCGATCCAATATAAGAAATAGACTGTGTTAAATATATATTAGCCAAAGAATAACAATGAGTGAACGCTTGGTCGTCTATTTCTTCAACGCCTGTCGGAATTGTTATTGACGTTAATCCTTGACAGTCATCAAAAGCTCGTTTCCCAATGTAAGTAACGTTATTACTAATTGGTATTGACGTTAAGCCTCTACAACCCAAAAAAGCTCCGTCTTCAATTCTCGACACACTATTTGGAATATTTATTCTTTGCAATGCCTCACAATAACAAAACGCTTTTTTTGGTATTGACGTTTCTGATCCGCTGAAAGTAACTTTTTCAAGGTGGTCTTGCCCATAAAAGCAACTAATTGCCAACCGAGAATTGACAAACTTTACAGACGTTAAAATAGCGATAGTCTCGTCGTCTCCGTTTGTAAATACTCCATATTCCGAGTTTGCAAGTTCGCCGTTTGATCTTATCGTATAAGATCCGTAATTGCTATAAGTATGCGTGTTTTCGCTTCCGCTTGTTCCGTCTCCCCAATCTTTAATAGAATTGCAAAGAAACTTTACCGTTAAGCCCGTATCTTCCGTTAAAATAATATGATATTCGTCCGACGGTAATTCGCCGCCGCCGACAACGATCGGCAACGTCCTTTTATTATTTAAGGTTGCAAATATCTTTTTACCGTTAAGATACATTATTGCGCGCTCCTATAAGGCACAATTAAATGACACGCCGCGAGGTGAAAACCGCTCGTCGTGCAATAAATAACAGCATTCGAAGTATTTCCGCGAGCGCCTACTTCAATGACGGTATCATTCGGAGACAAAACCGTAACGGGCATTCTCACGAATGTAAAACCTTGCGAAAGGTCGTAAACGCTCATCATTAAAGAATAATTTACGGTATTATTTTCATTTGCAACAATACACGCATAAAGACCCGTTTCGGTGACTTCTGCTTTATGTATTCCTTGATCTTCTGTAACAGCAACGGGAACGCCCAATCCGTTTATATAACGTTGCAATCCGCCGACGTCTTGCTGTAACGATAAAATACTTGCGCTTGTGCTTGCTTGCAAAGCCGCGATAGCGTCTTGAAAATCCGATATAGTCGTGTCGTCGGTGATATAATAAAGCGTGTTTTCCTCTAACTCGTCCGCCTGAACCAATGCGTTATATTCCGCTTGCGTCAAAAACGCCACGAAATAGGTCTTGCCGTCTGCAATGCTTTTCAATCGCGTAATAAACGCCGCGTCTGCGGTGATATGGTCAAGGTCGCCGTCTTCAATAGCTTGCGCCAAAACGGAGAGCACTTCTTCCGCGCTATAAGCCGCAATCCTGTTATGATTTTCGTCGTGAACGTAATGAGCCATTTTGCACCTCTCTCTCGCGTTGGACTTCTCTCAATAATTCTAATATTTATTCGTCAATATCCCAATTTTTAGCCGCCGCCTCTGCTTCCGCTAACTCTTGACGCGCCTTTCGTAGTTCGTATTCTAACGGATCATTGACGAGACCCTCACCTTTGCCAAAGTTTAAAACGTAAAACTTATGCAAGATAGGGTTCGGCGGATACCACCTTTTTGTTGTCGTTCTTTGTACTTTTGACTTTTGCCCGTTTTCATCGAGCGCAACAACGTCCGTCACTTCTTCTTTATAATAACCTTTCGCCGCTTCTATACCCGCATTGATAAGGCTTTGCAATATATCTGCGCCCTTGTCTTTCGAGAGGGCGTCTTGTAAATCTTGATACTTGCCTTTATAGTTATTCAAGGTCGCAACACTAATTCCCAACGCCTTGGCAATCTCCGCCTCGGTGATTCCCTGCCGAACCTTGCTTTTTATCGTCTCTAATTTAGGCTTTACGAGGGTTTCGTATTTGCTTTTCGCTCCACGCTTCGCCATATATACCCCACTTTCAAAAAATCCCCGTCCCACCGATCCCTAATGCGTCCCAAAACCGCACCCGCCAATATATTACCATAATATGTAATTATTTCGCAATAATTTTTCCGAAAATTGTTTCAACTTTTTTTTAAAGACCTTTCCCGCCGTCCTTTTTTCTTTTATTTGTAAATAATAATAATTATAATAATAAGATCGGTGGAAAAGTGGATAACTTTTTCGCCTTTTCTTTCGTTTTATTCGGAAAAATAGGAAGAAATAGACATATTTAAGGTTAAAAAGATTTCCACATTTATGCAAAATTATCCACAATTTGTATATAGTTATTCACATTTATGCAATAGTTGTCCACATTTTTTCCACTTTTTTGGAAAGTTATCCACAAATAAATAAAACGGCTACCAAAGGGCAACCGTTATTATTATTCGTTTTATGTATGGTCTTATTCGCCGTTTTCCTCTACCTCCACGCCGAACTTCTTAAGAACCTTTACCCAATTTTCAAAAGTTGGATGCATCATCCTTTTTTCATCTTTGAAAGATATTAGATAGAGTTCTCTATATACATTGTGTGCCGTTTCCTTCTGCACTTCTTCCTCTTTTCGATAACCTGCGGTGTAAAGTCGTTCTACACCGTTAAGTGTAAGACAGCAATATCTTTGTTTATCTTTTTGTGCCTTCTTGCAATATTCCTGCGAACACGCTTTTTCACTACACAATAGAGTTGTTATTTCCTCAATAGCCTTTTCGCGCTTTTCTTGTTCAGTCATTTTCCCCTCCTTTTTCTAACGCTTTGATCGCGCCTTTAAGCGTGTAACCGTCCTTTTGTAGTTTCTTCAATTTTTCGATCAATTTTTTTGTAGTGCTTAACCTTGCCGTTTTTGCCGCTATGTTAGCCCGTTTCTTTGCCTCGGAAATCGTCAAAAATATCTCTCGCGCGTTCTCAATACCTCTTATGTTTTCGACAGCCGCATTGTATTCCTCTTCGCTCACAATATCGCCTCCCGAAAAGTTCATTTGATCTTGGATTGCCTTGATCGCCTTGTCGCCCGTTTCTCCGTCCAACGCGCAAAACAGCCCGTCGCCAAGAAAGTCCTCGATCTGCTTCATTTTGCGCTTGATCTTGCTTTGCAAGCGATAAACCTCAACTTTCGCGCTGTCCGCGATCTTGTTATAGTTCGCAATATAGTTTTTGTAATCGTCAATGGCTAATTGCGTGCAATTGACAAGCAATTCGTCAAGTCCTCTATGCCCCGTTGTTTCCATTAGTCCAATTCCTCCACGTAGCACAAACTTTTCTTCGGTAATTATTACCAAAACGAACTACGTCTCAAAACAAATCCTGCTTTATCGGCAAGTTCTCTTTGTATTTTCCAAATCAAATTAGCATCACTATATTGGTCGGCTCTTAAATATCCTGTCGTTTTAATTGGACACAGATAAGTAGATACGCCAAAACCATCTTCCACCTCTACAATCTTTTTAATCTTTTCGTACTCTTTCGCGCTTGATTCATTAAGACACTCGTGAGGATATCTGTTGCAACAATTACAGCGATAACGACCATCGTGTGCAATATGTATTTTTGCAAGCCTACTCCAATATATTTTAGAAAAATCCAACCCGAAATAGTCTTTGTAAATGTTGTCAATCTTGCTCATAACTCCTCCACATAGCACCACGACTGCGGCGGGCGATTGATCTTTACTTTCTCACAATATCCGATAGGAACATAATGTTTATTGCAATTTGTGCAATCCCTCTCTTTGCAATGTTTTTCTTGGAAACGCGTAAACTCCCCCAACTCCTTCGACTTGTCGTATATCTTCAAATCGGAGATATGCCAACCGTAGCCGTCACTATTTTTAAGATAATTTTCAAGTTCTTTTTCTGAAAGGCAAGTGCGTAGAAATGTTCCATACGAAAACACTTCATCTATGTAATCGCAAACAAACTCGCACACAATCTTGCCGCATAATTTCGCAACCTCGCCACGATATTCTTCGGGAACGCGCGCAAGGCTCTTTTTGTCTTTCGAAAAATACAATGCCGATTTCTTATTCCACGCGGTCGAAGTCGGAACGCCTTTTCGTACCTCTACCGTTTTTTCGTGCAAGCCGTATTTTTTCAAGTCCCACCCTTTTGCCTTTGCGATAATAAGAAACCCGTAATACGGCTTAATGCTCATTAAAATGCTTTTCATTCTTTGCTCCTTTTCCCGTGGATTAACCGCCGCGAGTCGGTTTATTCTCCTTTATTATTTGTTATCCTATAATTTTCACGGTCTAATTTTTCAAGTTCTTTTTCTAACGGCTCGCGTTCTTCACAAACCATAATCGCTTTCCACCTATGCGTGTAAATAGGAAAACTATGATTTCCCAAAATATTAGGTCTTGCAATCCTTTCTTTTCGCTCCAAAAAATACATATATTGCTCCCTTATTTCTTACTTATATTATACTACAATAATGGTAAACTTTTCCTTAATTTTTTCTTAATAATCGGTTTTTCACACAAAAAAAAGAGCCTCAAAGGCTCTTTGCAATCGCCGCCGCCAACTTCTCGTAACCGTGCGTATGGTATAACGAAAAGTCGATCTCGCTTGATACAAAGCAAACCTCAATGAGGATCGCTTCGCATTTCGTATTCTTGATAACGTAAAGGCTTGACCCGTTTTTGATCCCTCTATTCGTGAAACCCAACGCCGAAAGATTTTTCAATATTTTTTCGGCGCGGATTAACCTTTGACCTTTCCACGTGTAAACCTCCGACCCGTGACCGCCTCCCCCGTTCAAGTGGATTGAAAGGAACAAATCGGCGTTTACCGCCGTATCGACCGCCGCCTTTAAGTTATTATTGTGACGATCAAAAACGGCGGGGATCACTTCGTGACCTGTATCGGCTAACTGCTTCATTAGTTCATACGCAATCTTGCGCGTCTCTATGCTCTCGATCAAGCGTCCGATCGCTCCCGTGCCTTTACCGAACTTCGTATGCCCTGCATTTACTACAATCTTAATAAAAATACACCCTTTCTATTTTGCAACGAATGACACTATACCCATAAAAACAAAAATAATTCGCTTAAAATCGCCCGTAGCAACACACTAATTTTTTACAATTCCTTTTGATAGTCCGATACGTCGCCCGCGTCGATCTCTCCGAAGTGCAAACGGATATTTTTCGAATCGCCTTTATAGAAAACCAATATGTTTTGGTGAACCTTTACAACCTTTCGATTTTTCATCTGCAACGCCGCGCGCACGGGCGCGGTCGCCAAACTGTCGAGCTTTATTATTTCGTTGTAAAGTTTTGCGCCGCAATCAATAAACGCCTTTTTCGTATCGCTGATAAAGTCATAATAAAAACCGTCTTTTCCACGAACGTCCCCCACGACAAAAACGGCGAAACGGTCGGGCTTTAACTTGTCTAATGCTATCCGTATGATTTCACGGTATGCGCTCAAAAATGCGTTATAGTCCATATTCGAGAGATCGCGCGGATCGTCGGAATAAACCTCTAAATCGGCATAAGGCGGACAACTGAAAATCATATCAACGCTTTCGTCTTTGATATGATCGTCGGCGTTTCTGCTGTCGTCGCATATCCATTTCGGCGCGACGTTCAATTCCTCGGCGTTTTTATAGTTCGCCTCGATCTGCTCTTTGCGTAAATCTATTCCCGTATAATCGTAGCCCAATAACGCCGCAATAACCCCGCGCACGCTACCACCTGCGAACGGATCAAAAATGCTCCCTTGATAAACGTTGAACCATTTATACATAAGTTCGCATACGACGGGATCAAAGACGCTTGTCCCCGTTAATATGCTATTTTTACCCGCTCCGTATGTTTCCACAAGATAGTTTAAGCCATTGCCGAGCAAATCTTTTTCGCGCCCGTCTCCGCTGTCAATGCCGATATTTATCCATTGTTTTTTGCGATCTTGCCACTTGCCAGCCCTGCCGTCTAACACGGAAAACGGCGCAAAAATAAACTTTTCGTCAAGCGTTGAATGCTCCACGTCGTCGGGTTCTATATCATCGATCTCGCCGATCTCAAAATCAAAGGCGGATAAATCAAGATCAATGCTTTTCAATTCTTCCGCTAACTTCTCAAAGTCCCACTCGGAGAACTCCGCCGTCTTATTGTCTACCAACCTATACGCCCGCGCTTGATCGTCCGAAAGATCGGCGACGATTACGGGTACTTCATCAAGCCCCAATTTTTCCGCCGCTTTTAGCCGCGTATGCCCTGCAATAATCACGTTATCACAATCAACGATGATCGGAGATTGAAACCCGAATTGCCTTATGCTTTCCGCCACTTTGTCAACGGCGTTTTCGTTGTCCCTTGGGTTATTAAAATAGGGGATCAACTCCCCTATCTTTTTATAATTCGGCAAACATAACACCCCATTATTTCAAAAAAATTGTAATAACAATCAAAACGATCAATAAAACGACGATCCAATGCTCCGTTTTGTCTTTCATAAAATACGCCCTTTCGTTACGTTTATTTTGTTTTTGTCGTCAAAGCGACACTTACAAGCCCCACGCCGCAGCGATCGGGTTTTCTTTCGGTTCGGCTGTCAAACGTTTTGCCCCCTGCTCAATAGCAATTCGGCAATACATAAGTTTTGCTTTGATCGGTCGCCCGTGTTCATCGACCGCCCCGTTTGTTTTGATCCTATTCGTAAAATACCAAACGCAAGACCTTAAAACGTCAAAACCGTAGGTTGCCGCCATTTCGTTGAAAAACTCGTTATAATCGGCTATATAAAGGTTGTCGTGTTCTATGTAATCGACCTTTATTAGTTCTTTTGTAAAGATATTCGGTTGCTCATTTTCGACCGCCGAAAGGCTTTTATCTTCTTTATCAAAGTTTTGTTTTTTAGTCCTTTGTTTTTTAGTGTTTAATTGTCGCGGGTTTTCCGCCTCCGAAATATCCGTTTGCGGATTTTCCGAATATGGACGCGGCGCTTCGTATATATCGTAGTCGTACCCCGCAAAGCGTCCGCGTTCATCGGTCAACCTTGTGCGGATCAAATACCCGAACGCTTCTAACTCTTTTAACGCGCTCATTACGCTGTCCTTGCCGTCCTTGGATAAAGTCGCAAGCCCCGCGATTGAATAATCCCAATCGTCGGGAAGGGATAGCATAAGCGATAAAAGCCCCTTTGCTTTTAGGCTCATTCCCTTTTCCTTAAAATGCGTATTGCTCATTACGGTATAATTCGCGTTCTTGTGTACGCGCATAACTGCCATTGCTGTCACTTCTTTCGTTGTTTGTTATGCTACCATAATAACCGCACCGCGTCGTTTTGTAAACGTATTTTTTCAAAAACGTTTCAATCCGTATCGTTTTCGTTGCGTAAGAGCATAACGTCGGCAAGGCTCATCGTGTTTATGCCCTGCGCCTTGCAATCCTCGATTATAGCGTCAATTAAACAACTCATTTCATCGGACGTATAGCTTGACGATCCGTAATATGCAATCAAATTGACGTAGCCCTCGATCTTGCTATCCCGAAGAATGTCACACACCCACCCGAGACCGCGCGACGCCCACGCCTTTTGAAATCTCTCGACCGCTTCCGCCTTGATCGGAAAGACCTCGTAAACGCCGTAATCCTTGATATAGGACTTGTAAACCTCGTCCTTAGATAGTTTCAAAGCCGCCGCCAACTCGCCGAGCATAACCCACATATACGCGTTTTGACTTAATGATCGCCGCTTTGAATAGGTCGTCACTTTGACGAGCAACTCTTTTTCTTTCAATTGCTCCAACGCATACACCGCGCCGCGCGTGGTGGTAAAGGTGATCTCCGCCCGTCCGTCAAGTGTCATCAATATTCGCGGGTTCGCTTCGCTTTTGAACTCCATTCCCAACTCCTTTATAAATAGTTTCGTCCAAACTCTTTGAAAAAGTCCTTGTCGGGGTATTGTGCATTAAATGCACGTTGCCCGATCTGCCGCATATAGTCCATACGTTCGCGGTTGAAATGGACGCCGTTCGGCGGTTCGTTATGGCAATAGTGACACAAATAAACGGTCAATCCGTAGTGTTCGGATTTCTTTCTATTCGCCCCGCCAAAAATATGGTGTTTCTCGATCCAACAATACGCCCCGCAAAGAAAGCACTTTCTTTCTTCCGAAATAATCGACTTGCTCATTGTTGTTTATTATCCTTTTTCGCTGTTAGCTCTATTTGTTGCAAGAGGTTTTCACGGCTGTCTTTTAACTCGCTCATTATATCCTCTTTCGTTGTCCGTAAATCGGTTTTCATATCGGTTACCGTTCTTTGTTGCGCGCCGTTAGTGATCGCGCTCACGACGATAAAGTTTAACGCCGCTTGCGCGATACTTTCCCATAACCCCGCAAAATCCATTTAATCGCCTACTTCCTCGAATATTCGATGAACTCTTTTTCTTCCTCTCTCCTTACCTTGTCCGCCGCCTCGCTCCGCAATTCGGGGTGTTTCTCCTGCAACTTGCGGCGCACCCTTGTAATGCTTTCAAGCGACGGAATACCGAGCTCAACGTGATGATCGAACACCGCCGCAATGCTCATTCCCGTATTGATAAAGTGTTCCAATACCGCAAGATATAACTTGAAGTTATCGCCGCGCGTCTCGGGATTGTGTTGTAATGCGTCATATACCAACGGTTCAATTTTGCATATTTTAGCCATAATGCACCCCCTTTTTACTTGCTTGTTGTAACCGTAAATGGAACGATCATTTCGGGAATATAATGTATCTCGTAATGATACGGGTCAACGTGCGCACCGCTTATATCTTCAATAAAATAAAGCGTGTATTCGGACAAATAAACATAATTGACTTTGTACGTATTTCGATCAACTTCAACCGTTATTTCAAGTTCATCATTCCCGCCGTTGCTTACTGAAAAATAGCCGATAATTTCGCAAATAAGAAAATCCGTTCTTGCGTTATATACGACTAATCGCCGCTCAACGTTGAAATTATTTGCTTCTTTTTGCACGTTTACCTTTACACGCTTTGCTTGCGAAAGTCCGTAGTTTTCATCGCACCCCGCGAACAAAAACACGCTCAAAACGCATATTGCAAGCATAATCACCACCAATACAATTTTTATTTTTCTTTTCATTTTTTACTCCTTTGCGGGAGTTTAGCCGCGCCCGCTCGGCTTGTTTATTGTTTGCTTTGTCGCAATTACGACACGTTAAAATGGCAAGTCGTCCGCTTGGACAAGCGCGCCGATATTCTCGCTTTTCTGCCTGCTTAAAGTGACGGAGACGTTCTCGATTACTACCTCATCGACGCGGACTTTCTTTCCGTCGTCGTTTTCGTAATATCGCACTTGCCACCGTCCGACGATTTCGACACGATCACCTTTTCGGGCGTACTGCCCCAAATAATCGGCTTGATATCCCCAAGCAACGAAATTGACGAAATCCGTGCCGTATTCGCCGTTCGGGTCTTTGTATTCGCGCCTTACGGCGATACTTCCCGAAGCAACGCTCTTTCCGTTTCCCGTTGCCTTGACCTCAATATCGTGCGTCAAATTGCCCGTCAAAATAACCTTGTTCATCTCGTTTCCTCCGCTCTTTTTTTGTATGGTCTTTTTTCTACGACCTTTTGACCTTTTACGTCAATGAGGTTGCCGTCCTTTAACTCCTCCGAGAATATACGGCGATACTTGCTTTTCGGATCGACGAAAACGCAATTTATCAACTTCGTTTCGTCGGGTATTTCAAGCGTGATTTTCATTGTTTTTCCTCCTTTTATTTATGTTTTTTTGCGATCTTATCGGCGCAAATACGATAAATCTCGCCAAGTATTAAATGATAGCCGTATTTATCAAACAACGGTTTTAATTTATAGAAATGCTTTGCACCAATCGCGGCGTTATGAATTATGAACCTTGATAAATCCTCAAAAAACGGCTCTTTCGCAATGTTTTGAACCGCCGCCTCGATCTCTTTTTTTAATTCCCGTTGAAAATTGATAAATCGTACTTTTTCTTGATCCATTTTTAGCCCTCTTTTCTTTGCTGTTTATTGCTTTGCATTTTCCAAACTTCCGCGTCGGATAGCCCGAAAAGCTGTTGTATCTTTTGCCACGTCCTCGTTGATCCGTGCCGCTTGCCGCTTTCTATGAGGTTATACGCCCCCGTCGAAATGCCGATCTTGTCCGCCATTTCCTTTTGCGTCAAGTTTCCGTTTTGATACCTTACGTCGCGTAACGTCTTGTAACGATCCATTTACTCACCCCCTTTTAACCAATATCTTCTGATATGATTTTTTGTTTGCTTTTCAAATGCGCCAAGGCTTCGCCATCTACAATATCGCTTGATTATCACATACCCGACAGCCTCATAAAATGACGACTCAACGGAGTTTCCGCAACACCCTATTTTTTGACCGTCCAAGACGAGGTATTCTTGTGTATAGTAACCGTCCTCCGATTTTTCTTTTATAATGTAGTCGTATGTCTCAATGGAAAACAATTCACACAACGGCTTTATCATAGCAAGCACTTTTTCACGTTTAACTTTGTTGTATTCGTGCCAATTTGTTTTTTCGTCCATTCCTTGCTCCTTTCCCGCGGATTAACCGCCGCGGGTCGGTTTTTTAGTCTTATATCTTGCCGTAATAACTCACGATTTCGCCCGTTATGCTATCGTGACACGGTATAAATGTAAATCCTGTCGTTTCAAGGTCGCGCTTGTGATCTTTATAGTCTGTTTTTGCTTGGTCGCCCTCGTATTTTTGCCTATGATATATATTGCAAAACTCTTGTAAACTGTTCGCGCAAACCTCATATTTCTTAAACCTTTCAAAAAGAGAAGTTTTCATTCTTTGCTCCTTTGTTGACGTTTAGCAATCGTAAACTCTTATCGGATCGCCGTATTCGTCATACTCAAAACACCGAATATATGCGTCGTGACACGGCTTGCCGCCGATCATTTTTTTTAGCCCCCGCCTTGCTTCCGTAAGTGTTGCGTACTCCGTTGTATCAAAATCTCCGCCGTCCTCTCGCACCAATACAGCCTCATATACTTTTTTCATTCCCTGCTCCTTTGCGGGCGTTTAGCCGCGCCCGCTCGGCTTACTTGCTGTTTGTTTTGTCGTCGTTCCGACACGTTTTATACGGTTAAAACAAAGAGTATTACCACAATTTATAAGATAAATCCATATAATAAATATAATCCCTAATCCATTCCATAGACTGCGTTTTAACATAATCAATTAAACGTTTCACCGCACTATCTGATATGAAATCGTATATTCCGTAAAATTCTCTTGCGCACTTTATTTCGTCCATTTTTTCGATCCTTCGGGAACGTTTGTTCCCCTTTTCTTGATTATATTATACACCTTTTGGAAAACATTGTCAATACTTTTTGTAAACTTTTTACAATTTTTTGTAAAATTATTTTTTCGTCTTTGCGTGCTCCGCGAAAGCACGATCAATAAGATCGCCCATTTCGTCGTTATCAATTAGTCCTAATTGCATAGCCAACTTTATTTTACCGATGATAACGTGCAATCCCCCGTCTGCTCCGTTCGGTGTAAATAGGTAATAAAAGTTATTTATATCTTTTTCAATGATACTTTTTGCCGATTTCAAAGTGCACTTGCCCCCTTTCTTTGCGTAATGTATACTAAACCCGAACACAAAGTAAAAAAATGTTTACATTGTGTTTCCTTTTTATAACATTATGAAAGGCGGAAATCAAATTGACCGACGAAAAAATATCACGAAAAATAAAAGCCCTGCGGAAAACGCGCGGAATGACACAAGAACAACTCGCCGAAAAGTTAGGCGTCCAACGCGCCACCGTTTCAAACTATGAGATCGGGCGTCGTAGTCCTCACATAAAAGAGCTTGAACGGATCGCCTCGGCGTTAGGTGTTTCGCTTGAATACTTCGGCGTCGGCGGTAATGAAGTGCACGACTTGATCGCCCGCGCTCAAATGGTATTTGAAAACCCCGATATAGAACCGCAAGAAAAAGCGAACGTCTATAAAGAGATTATGAGGTTATATTTGAAAATGGACGAATAAGACGCCGTTTTTGCGGTTTTTCTGCAAAAAAGACGATTAAAAACGCCGTTTTCACGCTTTATATGTTGTTTTGGAAAAATATTTTTGCTAAATATGCGAATAAAACTATAAAAAGGGGTGTTTTTGTGACAAAGATCACAATTAACGACGTAGCCGCCGCCTTAAAGGTAAGCCCGCAATCAATCCGCCTTGGATTGCAACGCGGAGAGCTTCCTTTCGGATCGGCGGTCAAAACGTCGTCGAAATACACTTATATCATTTATGAAAAAAAATTGAAGGAGTTTTTAGACCTATGAAAAGAAACCGAAAAGACCTACGTTTCCCGAATTCCTACGGCGGGATTATTTATCTTGGAGCAAGACGGCGTAAACCTTACGCCGTGCGGATCACGGAGGGGTGGACGCAAGACAAAAAGCAAAAATATAGATACCTCGGCTATTTTGAGAAAAGGATTGACGCCCTGCAATGCTTGGTCGAATACAATAAAAGCCCGTATGATCTCGACGCTCGTCAAATCACTTTCTTTGAAGTGTACGAAAAATGGTCGGAAAAACACTATGAAAAAGTATCAAAATTGAGCATTCGCAATTATCGTAGTCAAATAAAAAAGTTCGAGCCTCTTTATAATCTGCCGTTTTATGATCTCAACGCAAACCATTATCAAGAGATAATCGACCAAAGCCCGAAATCGGTTGCGCACTCGTTAAAATCTATGCTTGCGAGCATTTATGCGTTTGCTATGAAACGCGAGATCGTCGATAAAGACTATTCAAAGGCAATAGACCTCCCAATCGTTGAGCGAAAAGAAAAGACCGTTTTTACAAATGATGAAATCGCGCTTTTATGGAAGCAAGAGGGCGAAGTTTACGCCGATATGCTGTTGATCCTTTTATATTCGGGTATGCGTATCACGGAATTGCTCGAAATGCTATCCGAGAACGTTTACATCGACGATCGGTATATGCGCGGCGGAATTAAAACAAAGGCGGGAATTGATCGCGTGATCCCGATCCACAAAAAGATTGACCCAATTATAAGACGCAATATCGGATCAAACTTCATATTTCAAGGATCGCAAGGCGGGCGATATTGGTATAATATCCACGGTCAAAAGATCATCAAGTTTATGAAAAATATCGGTATAAACCACACGATCCACGAAACGCGTCACACGTTTATATCTCAATGCGACCGCCTCGAATTAAACAAATTATTGACGAAAAGGGTAGTCGGTCATCATACGGGAGATATAACGGATAAATACACTCACAAGCATATACAAGAGATCGTCGATTTTATTGATCGATTCGATTATTAAAGTATATTGTTTGTATCTTGATTGTATATTACGCACGTTTTCTTTTATGCTTTGAGGCTGTTTTTAGACCACCGAAAAACCCTTGCAATATATCGCGGCGCGCCGTATCGCAACGTTTGCGCCACCCCCTCAAATACTTAATCCTATTATAACATAGGGTTATGACACCGCGCATTTATCGCGCTTTTGTATATTGCAAGTATATTAAACGCAAAAAGAAAAAGAGCTCTGCAAAGGGCTCTTTTTTGAGGTAACTATGCGCAAACAAAACGCGATAATCGACGCGGTTATAATTAAATAACTTGTGACTATCGCGTTAATACAATTTATGTTCCTAAACGGAGGCTCAAATTGTATATGTTTATCTTGCCCGCTATAAATCGGTTTATACGCTTTTTTATAACGTGTTCGGCTTATTGATCGCGACCGTGTTTTCAACGATACCCGACGAAATAATATCCGTCAAAGTGGTAATCATATCACGGCAACGCACTTGACCGCCGCCGCTCCATTGCAAAATAGAGTTCGTTTGATAAAATCCCGAACGCGCTACGACGGGCGCATTAACCCCGTAGAGGATCGAAACGGCGTCCGCTTGACTTTGCCCTATGATCGAGCTTTGCGCCGAGCTACTGCCCGTATAGGAATAGTATTCACCGCCCGTGATCTCAATAATGCTTGTCGGCTGAAAACAATACGTATTCCCTGTTGCATTCGATACGCTTCCGCGGCAATCCCTATATATTCCATTGTTCGCGATCTGACTGTTTTGGTATCCGTTTATCCAAAAACGGCAATCTTCGCAAACTACGATCCCGCCCGTGCTGTTGATCGCTCGAATGACCGTTCCCGCGCTCGATCCGTTTGCGACAAGGTTCAAGCCCTTAAAGACAAAACCCGTTCCAGATACGTTGAAAACATAGCCATAAACGCCACTAATCGGAATATTGATCTCGGAGCAATCCGTGAAATCCAAAACTACGCGCCGCGATCCGCTTACAAAGTTAAAGATTAAATACGGACTTGCCGCCGTTCCTGATCCGCCAACGGGGACGACGTATTGCGTTCCGTTTTTGCACCCAAAGTTCCCTACTACCTTAATGCGCGCCGATCCGTTATCCGTGCCGCCATTGCGCCAAGCATTGACGATATTCGTGATATTGACGTTATCGTTCAACCCGTTACAAACGTAAGTATATTCGTTTTTCTCCTGCAACTCGGCGACGGCTTGCACCCAATTATTATAATCGTTGATCGCCGTCGAAAGACCTTCACCGTCGATAAAGTTATTCAATACAACGGAAATCTTCGCTCCTGCCGCCTTGGTCGAGGAAAAGGTGATCGTGATATATCCGCCCGACGTGTTCACGGTGAAATCGGTGTTTTCCTCTTTCAATCCGTTGCAATATACCTCAATGAGTGAATACTTGCCATTATAAAGGTTCGTCGGAATGTTCGTTGAAATGGTAGTTCCCGCGCTTGCCATTGTTCCGTTAAATTCGTATTGCTGAACGATCGCGTCGTAATAATCGTCGTACCCCTTGACCGCCGTAAACCACGGGCAA